ACTTAATCTTCTGTGTTTTTAGCACTTGTCCTGCAACATAATCAAGGGCGTTTGATTCTTTAACCTTAACCGACCTATCATACTTATCATATAGTTGCATGTAATCGAGTATACCTATGTGTAAAGGCCTTTGGTCATTGTTATCAACCGCTTGTGTCATACTCGCTTCTGCAACGTCTATCTGTAATCTCTTACATCTGTTTACAATGTATTGCCAGTCATAGTTAATAAAGTTCCAGCCTGTCATCATTGGAAACTTAGGTAAGAACTTCATAAGGAATGTATACACCATATCATATTCAGAATTGAATTTATGATATTTAAATTCCCACTCGTCATCAAACTTTTTAAAGTATTCGTTGGTATCTTGTTCTATTTTCTGAACATCACTTGAAGAAATATCCTTAAGACCTAAGACAATTGCTTTTTTATCTGGTGTGATAATTGAGAATGTTAAAATTCTAGACTTAGCTTCTTCAGCCTTTGGAAATCCATCTACAATTTCTGTTTCAATATCTACAAAGTAAGTCTTTGGCATATTATATGCAAAGATTTCTTCTTTATCTTTTTCAGGTAAATTATCTAAGAAATAAATTAAAGAAAACTTATTAAATCTTCTTGCTGAACCCATCTTAACAGATCGTCCATCCCAGTTTGTATATTCTGTACTTTTACCTCTATCTTTAGGATCGCAAACGTACCAGTTTTTGAATTGACTTATCGGGTATCTTTTAAAGGCTACTTCACCTTCGGTGTTGTAATATGAAATAAAAACTTCGTTGTCCTTTTGCTCAATATCTAGAATCATTAATATCCTCGGTTTTGTCTGTCATGGTTTTCTGCATTCTTCGCCATGTATAAGTTAACAATATCTTTAGCTGTCATGCCGATTGAGATGGCAAAATTCATATAGAAATGTAAACCGTCTATCCATTCATAGAATAACTCAAGCTTATCTTCTTCGCTTAAGTCGGATATTTTCATGTCTTTTGCTTTTTCGTTGGTAGATTTCCAATACTTCCAGGCACCTGAGCCAATGCCATCGTTGATTCCACCTAATGCATCAAACATTTCGTTTAATTCGTCTGACATTGCGTGTTTGTTAACACACCAAAAATCAGCGATATCTTTCAGACTCCAATCCTTGAAGTCGAAGCCAAGTCTTTTTTGTAATTCAATTTGCTTATTGTAAATTAAGCCAAGAGTATCATTGTCTGTGTCATAGAAGTCGGTAACTTCTAAATCTGCACACTTGTTGTCTGAATTTGCCATTTTTTAATCGTTTATTATTTTACTTAAAACAATGAATTTGTTTTCAATTCTACAGGTTTTTCTACCTGTCTTTTTTGAACATTAGATATAGCGTCAAACAAATCAGTGTTTACAACCTCAGGGGCATTGTGTAATTTAGCAAGACGGAGAGAATTTTTTCTAAATTCATCTCTTCTTTCGTGGTTTGTTGCAAGCTCTAATATCTGTGGTATAGAGGCCTCTACGTTATCTCTGTCAACAAATATCGCGAAATCTTTAAGTTCTATAAAAGGAACTCCTTCTGTTCTGTGGATAACGTGTTCACCCCAGTGTTTATCGAATAATGGAATAGTTCCAGCTGCGATTACCTCACACATAGCATACTCAATCATAGAGCCGTATAGTCTTTCAGGCAGGTTAAAGAATTCTGCGCCGAACATTGACTTTCCAAGTTCTCCCATTCCTTCTGCAAGATTGTAAGGACCATAAATATAAAGTCTGTCGTCAACTTGAGGATAAGTTACAGGGTTCTTAGTTTCATGTACTTCAAAAATATCTTCTCTTAAAGTTTTTCTATCTTCTTGAAGAAACATTGGAAGAGCACCCATAGAACGTTCAATTCCTCTTGCTTCTGTTACAAAATTATTTCCCTTCAAAAGATTCATAATATCAAACATCCTGAAAGGGTCTTTAAATCCTGCAAACCTGCCGAAATAAGTAACTCTCTTTTCCTGCTCTTCAGCTGGAACAACTACATTTGACCAAGCGTCATAGTCATAAGGATTAAGGTTCATTTCAATTAAAGGAGTATCAGGTGCCATTTCTCTAAGTTTATTGGCAAAGTTAGAGCGAGCAGAATAATTAAACATGGCATCCATAGATTTCATAATCTCCCAGTACTTATAGTTCTTAGCAAGATTAGCAGTGTTGTGGTCTAAACAGTTTCCTACTTTAATAGGATTTTTAAGACCATAAATACAATGTTCAATAAAGTCTTCGTTAAATTCGTCACCTACAGATTTATGCGGATATGAAGTGTAATAAACTACATCATTTTCTTCTAGTTGTTTTGCAATACTAGGAATATCTTTTCTTTTAAATTCTGTTGCAACAATGTCTGTCATCTTGTGACGAGGCCATCTTTTTTCGATAGCTGCATAAATTGTTGCATCATGGCCTTCTTTAATAAGCCAGTTGTAAAATTCGATCGTGTGTCTTGTGAGTCCACAACCTTCAACTCCTTTTGCTAATACTAGTGCTATTTTCATATTTAATTTAATTGTTTACCAAACTTCTTCTAGTTCGTCTGTATCTACTATCTCACCTTCTTCTGAATCTTCATAGAACATAACAGCTGCATATCTTGTAGCAGCTTCTTTAAGCTCTTCACTTTCCCATTCCATTTCATGGTCAACTGTCCAAGCCTGGTCTCTTTTATAGATTTCTTCTCCAGCTGGTTTTAATGCGTAATAGTTTTCGGAACCGTTATCATCTTCCATAACTCTAATTCCTAAAACTCTTCCGTCTTCTAATTCTACAACTACTTGTTTGGTTTCCTGTAGCCAAACTGTTCTGGTAGGTTCTGTAACTTTTAATTTCATTTATACTAAATTTTCACAATCTTCATGTTCTTCTATCTGACAGCTATCATTACACTGATATACTATGAGGTCAAAAGACCCATTCTCGTCATCACCGGCTGAAGCCTTTAAAATGTATTCTGCCTTTAAACCTCTCCAGGCTTCTGAAAAAATACCTAGGTCAGTTGGCTTACAGCCTGTATAATTTTTAGCGACTATCATAGGGCCTCCTGATGGATCGACCATGTTCAATATATCTGGATCGTCATCAAACCCATATCGACAGAACTTTCCTCCTGTCATTCTAATTCTATCTTCATCAATTCTTTCAAATTGAATTAAGTCACCGTACCTATTTCTGTATACCGCCCTCATTGATATAGTTTTCTAAACCCTGTATGTATGCAACTGCGTCTAATAGATTATCTCTTTTGTGATTGTAACTTTCTCTTGAAAATTTAAGAGCTATTAGAGCCATAAACATTTCTCGGCCTGTAACGCTTAGTCCGGTCATGCCATTAAATATAGAAGCAGCTCGGTCCATACCTTCTGAAAAAGGACCGTACATGCGGTCTTTTTCTTCGCTTCTATTATTTACGATTTCGTCTGCTTCTTGTAAGATGCTTTTATCAGCCATAAAGTTTGTTTAATAATTATACTGCTAATCTTCCTTTTGTTTAAGCCTATTCTTAAAGCATATAAGGAGGTCTTGAACTCCGTCGTTGTACGCGAATTCAGAAGGGTGGTCCATCTCTTCATGCTTAAACTGAATCTCTTTAGCGCACTCTTCTATTAGACCAATCATCAATTTTTCTATTTCTTTCACGAAAGATATTTCTCAACGGCTTCTAATCTATCGTCAGCGTCGACTAACGTTTGAAGAGCCTCTTCTGCGTTCTTATAGAAATCTTCAGTAGAGTGGTCTCCAATACCAACTGCTTTGTTGTTTAACAGGTCTAACGATAATAATGCTTTTTGTTTGTCTGCTTCTGCAGTAGCCTTTAACATGGCGTATAAATTACTCATATTCTTCTATTTTATTTAGTTCACTTATTTGTTCTTTTAAAAATTCTACGAATGACAGTGGAATATATTCTCCGATAACACTTCTTAGTTTATCGCTATTTAAAGCGTATCTTCTGTCATGGCCCAATCTATCTTCAACATATTTAAAGTTAGGAGTTTTACCTAAGAATTTTCCAATTGTTTCAATGATTTGAATGTTCTCCATTCTTTCACCGCTTCCTATGTTAAAAACTTCGTTGACTTGACTAGACAACATTAGGGCGTATATTATATTTACATTGTCTTCAACGTCTATCCATTCTCTAATCTGAAGCCCGTCTCCGTAAACTGGTATTTCTTTTCCATTTTTAATGGACTCAATTATTTTAGGAATAAATTTTTCTGCATTCTGATGAGAGCCGTAATTATTACATGTTCTAGTTATTATGTATGGTAGATTAAAAGTTCTACCTGCAGATTCAACTAAAAGGTCTGATGCCGCTTTGGTAGCAGAATAATATGAAGAACCTTTTAAGTTAAAACTCTCGTCAGCTACAACCTTTCTACTAATACCGTTTACTAAGTCAGCTGGATAATCATCCATATCTCCATAAACCTCATCGGTCGAAATATGAATAAACTTCTTTAAATTACTATTTTTCTTTGCACACTCTATAAGATTATAGGTTCCTTCTACATTTGTCCTAATAAAAGGTCTTCCGTCTTTGATAGAATTGTCAACGTGACTTTCAGCCGCAAAGTGTACAAGATAATCATATTCACCCAAATCTTCAGGTGTAACTTCACAAATATCTTTTTTAATTAACTTGGCTTTTACCTTTACATTATTTGGATTTGCAGCATACGTCATTTTATCTACGATAACTACTTCACATGTTGGATTTTTTCTCTTTAGTAGGTTTACGAAACTAGAACCTATAAATCCAAATCCACCCGTTACAATTACTCTCATTTATCTAATCGTTTAATAATCTCAGGATTCTGCTTAAGAGTTTGAAGAGTAATCAAATCTTTTATTCTGGTCGTTGACCAATCGTGAGATCGTGTTGTATAAATTACCTCAATTGGAAGATGGTCACCCGTAAATCTCTTACCTATGTAATCATCTCCAAGAATTCTAATGTCTGGTTTATAGAATTCAATTAACTTTAAAAGGTCTTCTTCTGTTTGATAAGTAACAACCTCATCAACATACTCGATTGCCATTAAAGTTTTATATCTTTCATAAAGAGGAATTACAGGTTTATATTTGGTATACCTTGTTTCTGAAGGGTCCTCTTGTAAAAATACCATGAAATAGTCACAGTGTTTCTTTGCCGTTTCAAACGTGTAAATATAACCTGGGTGTAGTAGGTCAAAGTTACCCGCCGTAAATCCTATTGTACCTTTTCTGGTGTCCATTGTTTTAGATTTATTTCTTGAATTTTAACTCTTAACCAGAGCTGATGACTTATCCATTGAATATCTTCGTCATTAGAATCCTCTTCCATTATACTAACCACAATAAAATTGTCAACCATTTTTTTAGCCATTTTTAACTGCCTTACTGTTTCACATGAGTTTATAGTTCTTTCTATTTTCTCAATTGCAGCCGGCGCCCACGCTAAATAATTATCAGGTCTGAGGTTAATAAGCATATAAAGTCATTTAGATATTATATGATAAAGTCTTAAATTGTTTCAATCTTCTTTGTTCTTATGCTTCTTTTTTCGACTATATTTTGTCTTATCTGGAATAGTCTGTTGAGTCATCTTTTTAGAGATGTGGTGGGCAGCTTCCCCCGATGACCAACCTCCGTTGAAGTCTAATTTATCATTATTTTTCTTCTTATCTGCCATACCTATACTAATATACTAAAAAAACCCGAGATAAAAAAATCTCGGGTTATTTATTTTTAAAAATTTTTTAGATAAATTATTATGCGTATGCCTCAATATCCCACTGGATTCTTTGCATTGGGTCATCGTATGGAAATTCTTTCTCTACCCAGTCAATTAGACCTGGTTCAAACTCAGCGTTCTGTGCCATATCAAAAGCATTCTCTGCGCCGCCGTTAGAAGCAACATCTTCTAGCCACTGGTCATACTTCTTTTGATTCCATCTTCTCATGGCTTTCTTTCTGTTCTTTTCAGCCTCTTTCTTCATAGCATCTAATTTAGCCATGTCTGCTCTTCTAAGTTTGTCTTGTCTTAGTCTAATTAAAACAGGATCGTTATAGTCGATTGCCTCATTTACAAAACTTTCAAACGTCAAGTGAACTAGTTTTTCTTGCATCTCTAACTCTCTTTTTCTCTTTTTCTTTTTCTTGTATTCTTCTTCGGCATCGCCTCTTCCAGCTGGAACATCACCAGAACCAAGTTCACTACCATTAGGTAAAGTAACTGGGCCCATTCCGCCGATATTGGCAGGGCTTAAATCTTCTTGTATGTCTTTTTGTTTATCTGACATTACCAAGCAATATCCATTTTAGCAAATTTATTCAATCTTTTCTTGATTGATAAAGCGTAAGACTTAGCTTCTTTTTTATAGTAGCTACTTCCACCTCTACCTTGTTCTTCTTCTTTCTTTGCATTTGAATGATATTCAGAATATCTTTGCCAATCATCCATAAGACTTGAAACAAAACTAGTTACATCTCTAGCGGTAACATCTCTACCTCTAGGGTCTTTACCAACTACAAGATAACCATACTGATTCATCTCCTTCTTTTTAAATGCGTCAGCAAATAATTTATGAGCTGCTTCAACTGTTTTTTCAACATCTTTGTCGATTTTTTCTGGCTTATCAGCTCTTTTAGCTAAGATACTTCTATACCTGTCGATGTTAGCTTTCTTAAAATCATTTGGATGTTCGAATGCTATAGCACCTTCTTTTGCTTTTGCTCTTTCATCTCTTAATGGCGTAGCACTTGGAACAGCTGAAAGCCAAATAACATAAGCAACATCAGAAACAGAAGCAATTCTCTTAGCGTTTCCTAAGTTAAAGCTCCAACTTCCCTGTAAATTTATCTTAGAACCCGGTGAGCTAGCACCTGATTTAGGGTATCTTTCTTTAGCTGACATTGAATATACTCCTCTACGTCCTCTTCTTGACTCGGGTTTTCTACCTTTAGAATAATCTGGGTCAGCGTCCCATTGCTTATACACAGGTTCATAGATTTTTCTATTACCATCAGTAACACCTATAATTGCGTTAGCTGGAATGTTGTAGCCATGGTCTGTTTTATATGGATTTTCCTTCTCTCTAGTAGAGATATAGAATATGATAACATCATTAGTATCATACTTTTCTTTATACGCTTTTTCAGGGTCCATTTCAGAAATGTTCTCATCTCCAATTTTATCAATAGGAGTTTTTGACATTTGATAAACTTTCTTAAAAAGGTCTTTATCATTTGACATCTGCATGATTCTTGCCAACTTAGTAGACTTAATAGCCTCTAATAACATATCATAAGACTCTTCAACCGACTCATAGATTTCCATCTTACCTGACTTTAGATTCTTAACGATATCGTTTACTGAATCTTCAACGTTGCCGTATATTTTCATACCGTCTGCTGCATTAACTATTTCACCGTTATCGCCAATAAAATAAGAACCTCCGTCAAATTCAACGTCATCTTGGTCAAGGTCAAATCCACCTTCTTCTAAAGAACCTTTAGTGATTTCAAAGTCAGACTTATCAACCTTAGTTAGGGCTTTCATTAAAAGCTCAGCTGCTTTTTTTGTTCCTGATTTACTTATCTTGTATTTTTCATCAACTGATTCTGATTCAAGTAAGTAATCTTTAAATGCTGTAAAGATTTTCATATCTTTTGTGTTTTGATTTTCGTTAATTGTAATTCCTTTTAAAATTCTCTTTCCAAATTTTGAAAGACTGATACCTTCTTCTGATACGTTAAAGTATTTTTGATTTCTCTTTAACCATCTTTTAGAATCTAATGAAAGTTCAGATAGAATTTTATTAAACTCGTCTTGTGTAAGCTTGCCGTCAGAAATGTATTCTAAAATTTTATTTCTAACTCTTGCTGTTTTACCAGCTGTAAGTGCTGGATGATTTTCAGTATATTTTCTTTTAATTTGAATCCTTCTTTCATTAAGTGATTCATTTAAATCGTATTTAGTGATAGCTTTTAATAACTTAGATGCAGCACCTTCTTCACCAATATGTTTTAAGTATTGTACTGTACCGTTTGCAATAGCATATCCACTCCAACCTGCTGCTTGAGAAATAGCAGTATACATATCTCCTAGTTGCTTTACCTTTGCTTTAGAAGCTGCGCCAATCGCTTTAGAAGTTGGAATTTCTCTATGGAAGTTTGCATCTTCCATTGCGTCAGCATACATTTTAGCGATTGAAGGTAAGTCAGTAACACCTGTTTTTTTCCAAGCAGTAGTTACTTTATTATTGTCTCTTTTACCTTCAGTAACTAGAGATTCACCAATACCTGCAATATCTGAGTATTTAACTTCATGCTCTTCTCCGTCTTGGTCGACTGCAAATACAACATCATCATGCCACATCTCTGCATTATCTTTATTGTTAGAGTCTGGATTGTAAACTATTAGTTCAGTACCGTCTCCTAACTGAATGAACATGTCGTCCTTATTCTTGATTGCTTTTAATAACTTTTTCTTGTTATATCTAGCTTCATCTAATATATCTCTAACTTCATTCTCGAAGTGAGCTTCAGCTTCTACTTCTTCAGTAAGAATGAGCTGTATATTTCTATCTTTTCCTGCAACTGCAGAATCTAATTCTTTTTCTAACTCGGCCTTTTCTTTATTAAGTTCTCTAAGTACTTCTAAAAGCTCAGCTTTTTTATCACCTTTGGCAGTCTTCCACTCACCAACAGTCTTTACCATTTTATTCGCAACAGCTTCTAGGTCTTTAGATATTTTATTAATTGACCTTTCGTTAAGAAAATTTTCAAATGTGGTTACTTTTTTCATATCTTATATATCTAGAATTTGTTTTATTATGCCTTAACTCTAAACTTACATTTGTTTAGGGTGATAGAATGTAGTTGTAATTTATCAGTTGTTCCAGGAAGATTTTTCTTAAAGTAAAAGTTTTGTATAGTTTTACCTCCTGATGGACCTTTAGTTGAAATAAATAAAAACTTTTCTTTAATTGCTCCCATGCTCTTTATTAGTTCAGTGTGTATCTGATCGAATGTTTTTACCTTGGAACTAGCTTTAGCTGCAAGAGCCGCTTTTATCTTATCAACTGTTTTACTATCACTTAAATTTCCTAGGAGTTCTTCGTTATACTTAACTGTAATTTCTCCATTAGGGCCAGGTCCTAATTTAAATTCTCTATCTTGACCTATAGGAATTTCTTTGATTGCAGATAGGTGTCTAAATCTTTTTCCATCGGGAGCCGTTCCCCATTCACCAGATGTAAATCCATCTGCTAATTCTTTTCCTGAATCTGTATTAGGGTCTAATGCAGGTACTTGAAATTTAACCTCATTATATAGTGCTTTAAAATCATCTATAGTTTTAATAGACAATTTAGCGTGATTTGCTCCTAGCTGCCATCCTTCTAAGAAACCAGCTCCTGTTAATTTAGCCTCCTTCAACTCACATTCGTCAAATACTGTTCCGTTATCGTTGAATAGATTTAAATCAACCGTAGCACTTCCTCCACCTACTGTTAGGTTTTCAACAATATAGGCTAACATTATTTCTCCAGCGCCAATACCCTGAATTTTTTGTTTGAAAAGCTCATTCATTGCCTTTTTATTCTTCTTTAAATAAGAATATACTGTTTTAAATGATGAGGCATCAAATTTAGAAAGCTTTAATCTTTTTGGATAGGGTGGTTTTCCATTAAACAACTCCTTGTTAATTCTATCATACAACATCTGTTTAGATTGTACGTTAGTTTGTTGAGCTAAAGATAACCAACTACCAACACTACTGTGTGCGTTTTCGTTAAGCACATCGTTTATTGCTCTCTCAAAATTATACCTATCCATTACTTCTCAATAAATTGTTTAAAGGTTAAAACTGATTCTTTTATTTCCACATCTTCTGATGAGTTAACTGAGTCTTCTAATTTTTTCTTAAGCTCTCCATATAATTTATGAAGGGATTTTGGTGTCATTTTTTTAAATGACTTTTCATCTCCATCTAACATTGCATTTCTAACTTTAGTAGCAGAAATGTTATCATCTGTTCTTGGAATTTCATATAGTCCAAAATCACTTTTTACACCAAGGTCTTCTCTATACTTATCGTTATTTACCTGATAGCCGTAAACTTTCATTCTATCACTACCAGTTCCCCATAATACAGGCTCATACTTTGGTCTCATTTCATTAAACATTACATCAATTGCAGCCGTTGGAATTACGTATATCTCTTTTAAGAAAGGATATTGCTTTTGAACTGCTTTAAACATTTTAAGTTGAGTTGCCTCGTCATAAGGTCTTTTAAAAGAATCTTCTTTCTTTTTATTCTTAGCCTTAACTAAGAAAACTACAACTGGAAAACCATTTTGTTTGTGAATAGTTTCTAATACTTTGGCATGACCTAATGTGAATGGTTGAAATCTACCAACAAACATATTTACAGGCTCTTTACCTTGTTCTTTATACTTTACCGTAAGAGCTTCGTTTAATGTAGATTGCTTTACTTTGTTATGAAGCATATAGTTTTTAAAATCGTATATAGAATTTTTATCTGTGTTCTCTACAAAAACAAGTGTTTCTATCTTTTCAACAATATCATTTAATCTGGCGATCATATCTTCATCTAATATATCGCTTGTTTTTGATTTTTTCTTTCTAAACGATCCTAATGTTATTTTAAATAACTCCGCTAAAATAGGATTAGAAACATACTTTAACGTTGTTTCATTCTTAATGTATTTTGTATTTAATCTGAAAGAATCTGAATCAGCAAAATCAGCGCTTTCAAAATTAACACCAATATACTTAGTTGAATTTTCTTTTAGGTATTCGTTGAAAACGGCTGACATTAACTCCATATACCTATAGTCTGCTGATTCTTCGGTAAGCTGAATGCTACTAAGGTCGTAGACTGTCATGTATTCTAACATGTCAGTTATTGTTAACTGATAGATATGACTTGAACTTCTGTTTTCATTAACCTTTCTCGTAAAATCTTCAAGCTTAAAAGACCTAAGTCTACCGCCTTCAGAAAAAGTTAAAACTAATCCGTCTATTTCTTTTTCTAAATCACTGCATAGGGTTGTTCTAGTTGAAGCCTTTTCAAACATCTTAAAGGCTTTCATTGTAAAAGAAGTTTTTGCCTCAGTGTTTATATCATAGTCATATAAGTTATTAAACTCAGAATCTGAAGTTGATAATAACTCTACTAGTTCTTTCTTTTGATTTTCATCTAAGATTCCATCAAAAATAACACTAGGTCTTTGAACTTCTAGAATATCTGCCCACTTGTTTAAAACAGAAGGGTCGCTAATAATCTTCTTTACTTTGCCGTTAGCTCCAATCTGTTGAATGTGATTTAAAATAAGAGAATTTTTAGGAAGCTCTTCGTATTGGAATTCTGAAATGTTGTTTTCAGGTAGATATTCAAAACCAAACTTCCAATCAGTTGGCATTTTTTCTTTAGTAGAAGGGTCTAAACTCTGTATGTGTTTTACACCCGCTTCATATAATTTAACTACGGTTCTGTCAACCATATTCATGGCCTCACCTTTACCAGACTTGTAATACTCAAACTTATTAAACGTTCTTCTAACATGAAAAGAAGGTGCTGAAATTTTTTCAGTAACTACCACCCTATTCTTTAACATATCATTAAACGAGTTAATGTTAGATGTTTGAAAATGCTCTCTTAGTTTTTGTAAAGCCATTTATTTAGTTTAAATTAATTTTTCTTAGGTCTACCTCTCCTTTTCTTAGCTTTTCCAGATGCAGCGTCTACAACGTCTTTAGCCTCGTCAACAACTTCTTTAAGTTCTTCTTTTACGTCAGAGATTTCTTCTTTAACTCTCTTAACTCTTCTTTTTACTTCTTTCTTAACATCTGCCACTTTTTCCTCGACTTCGTCAGGGATATAATCTCCGTCAGCATCTGTAAGCTTTCCTTCTTTGTATGCCCACAAAAGTGCTCCTGCACCGATAACTAGCAATACAACAATAAATGTAAATATACTCATTTTATCTTACGTATTTAATTATGCCCATTAGTTGATTAATAGCAGCGAACGTTCCAGTGAGTTTAAATAATTTTCCGTTATATTTAAATACTACACCTTCACTAGGAACTATGGACTCAATTCCTCCGATGCTTTCGAGTCTCTTTAACTCTTTTTCTACTTTATTTATTTGACTTAGATCGCCGTTCTTTTTTATCTTTTCAGATTCAGTTCTAATCTGTTTATGTAGTCTTTGCTTTTCTGCATCAGGACTAGCAGCAACAAAATTAGAAACGTTTTTAAGAACATCAGCTCCTAATTCTAAAAATAAGTTTTCAAAAGGTAAAATGTTTTCTTTATATTTCTTACCTGATATTTTGTCGAATTCTTTAATTCTTTTGAGCTGGTCTTTATCAACTAACTTTGCAACAGCTCTTAAGTCGAGAGTTTTCTTGTCACCGTATGCCCATCTTAGCAACATTCCTTCTTGGGCGTCTGTTGGTATATCTGAAAACTCGGATTCTATTTGACTTCTCCACCATTTTTCATGATACATCTTAACTTCATCAGTGTCTGTGAGCTTATACGTATCTCTTAAGGCATCTATTTTCTTATAGTAGTAATTTACTCTGGCATCAAAGTTAACATCTTTGGCTATCCTTAAAATTTGTGGTGGGATGATTGTGTAAGTCTGTTGAACATCTTTCTTTATTTTCTGAAGGGCCTTAGCTAATTCAGTTCCTAGCTTTTGCTCCTCACCTATTATATTTCCTTGACCGTCAGTATGAACTATATTATGAAATTGTATTAAATTTCCTCTATCATAGTTTATTACATTTGGATTCTTAGTAAAGATAATTTCCATGTTAACAAATGACTTTCCATCGTTAAACATAGATTGGTCTTTTAAAGAAGTAAGGGCAGAATCTAGGTCTTTAGCTGCTTTAATATAAGTTTCTTCAACTAAGGCTGACTTATGGTCAGTAAACATTTCAATGATTCCTTTCAAACCTATAGGCGCGATCAATTGACCTTTGTTTCTTGAAAAAATTGTTTTACCGTCTTTTACACTTGCAAAAAGGTTTTGACCATCCGTCTTTTCAGTAGGAGCCTGCTCAAAGTCTAATTTACCTTGTAAAGCACTTGTTACAATTCTTTTAAAATCTGCAAAAGTCAAAGAATTATCGTCAAAGGGGTGAGCCATGTGACCTGCCGCACCACCTTCTAGAATAAGAGAGGACTCTTCTTTCGAAGAGTCATATCTTTCCACTATAAATTCTTTGTATGATAGGATTTTTTTCATCTTGTGAAAGGTGATTTTATTATCCTAATGAAGATTGTAAGGCTCCAACCATTGCACCATAGTCTTCTCCGTGCTTATCAACTAAACCGTCAACAACTTCCTGTGCTTTAGCCTCGTCGAAGTCATCTCCAAAAGCTTGCTTTAAAACTGAGAATGCATATTCTTTAAATTCTTCAGCTGACTTTACCTCTGCTTCAGTTACTTCAGTTTCTTTAGACTCACCAGCAAACTCTTCAGCGTTCTCTTTGTCTTCTTTATCTACATCAGTAACTTTAAACTTTTTACCATCAACTTCAAATTCATCTTCTCCATCAGCTATCGCCTTTGCTCTAGCAGCGCCAAATTCATTTCCTTCTTCAACGTCAACTGATTCTTTAATACCTAAGAACTTTTTAGCCATTGCTAATAAATCTTCGTAAGTGTATTTACCAGATAGAGCATCAGCTTTAATAGTACCTTCTTTTTTACCTATTGCATACATTGCAACATGGTCAAATCCAATACCTTCTGTCCACGGTTTTTTAGGATCGAATCCAAGCTCAGCAGCTAAAGTTTTTGAAAGTGATTGTCTTCCTAGGAATTGGTCATTGTAACCTAACTTACCTGCTTTCTTATATGCAGCTGCCTTATCTCTTTCGTTTAATTCTTCTTCGTTAACTTCAGCGGCTTCAAATGCAGGCTTTAATCCGTCATAAGAGTAGATGTCTGCCATATACCATTTACCATCTCTCTCATCGAATAGGTAAACATATTCAGCGCCACCTTGATAGTCAGCATCTTTAATATACTTATCTAATTTGCTAACGTTACCTTGAATAGAAGCTCCATCATCGTAGAAGTTAATCTTGTTAAATGCATCTAATCCACTACCACCGCCTTTAGCAACTACCTTATCAACGTTCTTTCCGTCTTTATAGTTCTTTTTAATAGTAGGTAACATGTGGTCAGGATAACCATCATAGTGCATGTATACTGATTTGATATTTCCTTTTTTGTCGATTTTACCAAATTGAGAGCGTGTTCCTTCTGAAACAACTTCTTCAGTTTCTTCTTCAGCGACCTCTTCAGTTTCTTCTGACTCTTCAGTAGCTTCAGTTTCTTCTTCAGTAATTTCTTCAGTTTCTTCTGACTCTTCAGTGGCTTCAGTTTCTTCTTCAGCAACCTCTTCAGTTTCAACGGATTCAGTAACTGTTTCCTCTGCTTCTTCTTCGGCAACTTCTTCAGCAGGTTCTTCAACAGTTTCTTCTGCCATTTCTTTTGCTAAAAATATCTTTGTGATTAAGTCAGTTTTTTGCTCTTCATCTAAGTTTTCTAGTTCAACGATTCCCATTTCATCTAAGATACCTGAAATCTTGTCTAGAATTGCAGAGCGTTTTGCATTGTTTTCTTCTCTAAGCTTAGAAATAGATTCTTGTTGCTTTAGCTCGGAAAACGTTTTGAATGTTCTTATTCTTTCCATTTTTTGACTATTTATGTTTATTTGTCGTTAACTTATATATCTCCATCAAATTTGACTTTCTTAATACTGTATTCAAATTTTTCTTGCTTGTATATTTTCTGCCTTGCCTTACCATGCTTATATAAATAATTGTCCCATTCGGATGTTCTAATATCATCTACAAAGTCTACGATTAGAACAGCATCTTTAGAAGAATGTTGTCTCAAACCTCTACCAATCGACTGTCTAATAATAACCTCTGATTTAAAGGATTCGGTGAAAAATATATTGTGTATCTTTTTAATAGAGATACCTGTTGAAAAGGTACCGTAGGAAGCGACGATAACAACCTCATCACCTGCTTCCATTTTCTTCTTGTACTCTTCTCTAATATCTTTGTCTGTACCGCCGTCTACATAATAGACTCTTTTGTCACTTTCTTGTCTAAGTTTTTCATATAACTTTTTACCATGTTCAATTCTGTGAAAAAGAACAAGGCTATTTCTAGGAACCCTTCCAATAACGTTTGATATAAAGTCTAATCTTGCCTCGTTATTAATAACATAGTTCTGTTCTAGTTGAAATACATCTTTGTTTTCATATCTGTTTTGAGCTAGTGATTGAAAGGCTTCTCTTGTTTTTTCAGGAGCATAATCCATCTGAATTATTTTAACCTTACATTTTGCAATATGTCCTTCTTGTTGTAAGAAAGCCGCTTTAACCTCGCTAATTACCGGTCCAGTCTGGCTCATTAATGTAAGTTTATCAAGAGTACCGTCTTTGGGTATCGTACCTGAAAGACCAAACTTATACGTTGCTCTTCTACATTTTTTTAGTATGTCTCTAATCGAGTTTGATTTTGCCTTGTGGGTTTCATCTACTATAACGGCATCAAATTGGTCAAAGTACTCTTTATCCTTTTTAACCAAGGACTGATACGTTCCTATTACGATATTTCTGTTGGGTTTTATTTTTTGGCCTGCATATATTTGTTGTATTCTTAGCTTTACTCTATTTCTAAAATTGTAATCTTGAAAATCTTCATTGGCCTGTACTACAAGTGAAACGTTAGGTACAATATAGAGTATTCTTTCGGCCTTCTTTTTTTCTAGCATATATGCAACGACAAGAAAGCTGATGAGAGTTTTACCAGCTGAAGTCGCCAACTCCGCTAAACATCTTCTAAATTTAAGAATGTTAAATGCAGTTTCTATTTGATAGTCTCGAGGTACAAGCTTACTTCCATTAAAGAATGCTAGCGCCCACTCTTCAAAGTTTTCTGCTGATATGTGCGGGTCTATTAATCTTCTTATTCCGTTTATTTTAAGCTCGTACTTATACTCTTTGCATACTGACATGATGTATCTCCACAAACCAGCAGGCACCCACTTATCGTCTTTGATATACGATACGTAACCATCCCATACGCCTCTTTTTACAAGAGGATTAAATCTCCAATTATCAATTCTTTTAGTTAATGATATTGTAAGTTGTTCTAGCTCTAACTCACTTATCTCATCAATTCTTAAAAATTGATTGTCGTCTGTTAGTGTTAATACCACACTTCATTTATATTTTTTAGTACTTTGACATATCGAGCCTGTTTTTAATAGCAAAGCCCATGTTGTCAAGTGTTTTGATAGAAGCTTCTATAAATTGCATTTGAGTTTCTAACATACTAAAAATCTGTCTATCTTCTGCTAGGTCAGCATCTAAAAACTTTTCTTTCTGTTTATCACTCAACTTGTAATCGTAATTATAGTACTCTATCCATTTTTGTTTGTAGAGTTTGTCTACTACGGATTTCTGAGACCGCATCTTTGTATTTATGCTTGCAAGATTCTCTACTAAGATTTGTCTATAACTTAAAGTAAGAGAACTGACTTCTTCTAAGTTAGTTCCCGCCTTTATTTCCTTGGCTAAAGACGTAATCTTTTCTGTCCATTCGGTTCTTTGACCTCCTAGATATTCGTCTAATTTTATTATTTTATTTTCACTCATACTTAAAATAAAGACCTGTTGTCTTTAGATTTCTTTATATAAATACTTGACTTTTCCTTTTTCTTTAACTTTGGTTTTTGTATTTCAAAGTCTTTGTTCTGATAATCGTATTCAGACGAGTTAAAGTCAACTATTGTTTTTAAATTTCTTTCTCTCTTTGAGTCTTCGTTAAATTCTTCTAGCTCCGAATCTATCATTTCTAAAAAATCTATTTTCATAGGTAATATGCATCCAGTTTAGAGTTAGTAAAGTAGTTTATTATTTTACCTAAACTTTTCGTTTTGTTCTTCCAGGATACTATTACAAGGTCATTTAAGTCCTTTATTCTATCTGGATATTTATCTAAATTAGACTCTTCTATAAATTTTGACCACATGAAAACGTCTTTTCCTTTTTTTAGTTTTTCTAGCATTTTAGTTCTACCCGCTTCATCATTATCAAACATATACCTTATTGTAGGTATTTCATCTAACTCTTCCGTCGACCTGTTAACAGATGCTAAAGCAATTGAATTAGACATAAATAAAGCATCCATCGGTCCTTCAAAAACGGTAACATCGGCCTGAAAGTTTGCTTTCATAATTCCAAACAAGGTTGATAGCTTTTTCAAGGCTACGAGTTCTTCTTCAGATGCTTCTAGAGGTAGCTTCATTTCCTGATATATTTTCTCTATATCGTATGTTAAATATCTACTATTCGCTTTCTGGTACAACGAGCGTGTCTGAAATCCTATTATCTTATCTTCAGGTGCCAAGTTTAAAACTAAAAGTCTTTTATCTCTAGGAGAATATAAAAAGTTGTTTAGTTTATTATGTAACATTCTGTCTCTTAAGTAGAAAAAGGCAGGATCGCCAGGTTCTATTTCCTTTAAAGACAGTGCCTTTTTAAGGTCGGCTCTTGTAGGAGCCAATTCCATCATTTTGGCGAAAACACCATGCTGAAGAGTTTCAACATCGTTAACCGATATCTTATGTTCTTGAATGTACTCAATAATTTGAACTGAATCGGAGGTATCTTTGAGCTTTACATGATGGTCTTTTAAGAAAGAATAAACGTCACCGTGTTCGCCGCAGTTAAAACAATGATATTGAAGGGTGTTCCAATACAGATTACCTCTTTTCTTATGATGGTCGTCTGATGAATCTCCACAATAAGGACATGCCAGGTTTAATCTACCTGGCATTTCCTTTATCATTTGCTTGTTGGGCTCGCTGTGTTCTTTAACAACAACTTGCTTAACTAAACTTCTGACCTTTTGCTTTAAATCTTCTGATATTTTAGAGGTCGAGGTCATTTAAGAAAGAATCTAAATCATCAGCTGAATCTGCTTTCTTCTCAGTTTTAGTTTCTGATGTAGCAGCTGCTTGTGTGAAAACTTCGTCAGTTGTTTCTGTCGCCTTTGGGGCAGTAGTCTTCTTAGCTGAAGGAACTACTTCATCTAATGAAGTTCCAGGATTTAAATACTGTCTTAAAATACCATTGACGAAGTCTCTGGTTCCATCATCCCATGATTTGTACTCATAAGGTTCAAGAGTTGGCGCTGCATCTAACTCGGCTTTAATAGCTGCCATGTTTTCTTGATTTCTTTCAGCAGGTTTACCGTCTAATACGATAGCTGCTTTAGAAGGAGAAAACTTAGACTTATCGTAGTTATTGTACTCACCTTGTCTTGTGATAATCAGCTCAAAGTTCTTACCTTCGAAAAGGTCATAGATTTGAGTAGGCTCACCAAATGCAGGTTTAGTTTCTTCCTCAATTTTTTCTTTAATTTTATATCCGAATTTAAATACTTTGTAAGTACCTTCCAATTCAGGATTCTGTGGGTCCTTGATAATCTTAATCAAAGAGTAGTATTGCTCTCTACGCTTAAGCTTGTCACTCATTTTTCTATCGACCGCTGAGTCTGATTTTCTGAGTTTAAAGAAAGCTTCAGCAATAGGACACTTTTCACCAACTGTTGAAGGTGAATCAACAAGTCTACCGTCGCCGTTTGCGTCAGTCAACCAGTGTACATACTTTTTAACTAAAGATTGTCTTGGGTTTTTTGGATTCGGAACAAATCTAATAAGTGCTTTGTAAGTTCCGTCTTTACCATCGTCTGCTGATGGTTTGTAGATGTCGTTTTGAGAACTTTTGTTCTCGGTTTCATGAGTATCAACATCGGAGATACTCAAGTTAAAAATGTCAAAATCTGCCATAATTCTTAAAAACTTTAATTTTCGTTAATTTACTTTAAAACGTTCAGTACTTTAATTACCTCACAATAATTATACCACTTAACAAATCAATGTTTCATGGTAATCTATATATTTAAATTTTTTTTTGCTAAATGAAACTTTTGGGGCAAAAAGGAATATAAGACTTGGTTTTAGGTCTGAGTGGTAAATCCATACATTAGGAAATTACAAAGAAAGAACGCATCAACTAAATCATCAAAGGGTTTAGGAACTTTAGAGACCTCTCCGATTTCTTCCACACAAAATGAATAAAAATCACTGTTTAAGAGGTCAACATCTTTAATGGTGTTTTGTAAAAAAACTTTCCACAAATCGCTCTTCTTCATATTACCTTTTCCAGCATGTTTCTTAATTGTTGAAGGGGCAACAGTTCTCATGTCCTTTACTTCAAGTTCTCCGAGTAATTTAACCTTTAATAGAGTTGCTGCACTTGCCATATCTATCAGGTTGTTGGTTCCCATAGCAGAACCATAAGAAGAACCTTCAAATCCAATAACACACGGAACGTCAGGATCGATAGAGCCTATGATAAGCTCTGCCATATCATTTGCCATTTTTTCATATCGATTAATTTTTAAGAGTTCTTTACTCGAGAAGTCGCTTGAAGTTTCGAATTCAGGTTGTTTTACAAAAATTGTGGTTTCTAATTCAGAAGCCATTTCCTGTAACTCTCTTTCAGCCTTTGTTCCTGTCTTAGGCTTTATATAATTAATAAAGGTATAAGAGTCCTCCCCGTCTTTGTATACACATACTCCTGGAGAGTTAATTGAGAAGTCTATTGCAATGTAGTTCACTAATTACATTTTAGAACCGATAGCTGCACCTAGAGCGGCACCAACTAATCGGGAGGTTAACATATCATACATAACGCCTTTTTGTACACCTAGTACTTTAGCGATTGTTTTACCAACTGACTTTCCTAAAGCAAATCCTGTAAGTCCTCCAAAAATAGAACCAAATAGACCTTCATTTGTAAGTTGTACATTAAAGGATTCTATATCGTAGCTTCCATCTTCGTTTTGATATTGCTTCACGAATTCTTCTAAAGCTGCATCAACTTTAGCTTCTAGTTCAGGTGTCCATTCAGATTGTAAAGACTCATTTAACGATTCCAACTGATCGCTTGAGAAGTCTTGCTCTTGTAAGTATTCTATAAAAGTTTTTGTCTTTTCCATGTTTTATATATCTACGTATCTCTTGTTATTAATTCTTCAAAGACGCCTTTTTGTATGTCATCTACTACGTCAGAATAGATGGAGCTTTTAACAACCTGTATTTTTATTTCTGGATTTATTTTTAATATAGACTCTACAACACACCCTATATCATTATCATCTACTGACTTGTTAGGTATTTTTGATTTAAAATGTTTTCGCCATCTATTCCAATGCTCCCATAATGAATTCTCACATGAGGTTGCATGAATTAAAACAACGGTTTCGCTATTTCTCAAATCATTAATCAACCTGTTATATCTTCTAATAAACTTTTCTCTAATCTCATCTATATTAGCTGACACTTCATGTGTAAACAACATATTATATGTTTTATCCCATATTACCTGTATAATTCTACCATTTTCATCTGGATATGAAATCTCGTAATCTTCCAGAAGATGTTCAATACCGTTATCTAAAATATGACTAACCGTTTTGATAGGTTGTCCTAACCAATCAAACGGGTAGGTTGTTTTCTTCAATCCTGAGTCCGCAATAGCAAAGCCTCCGCTGCAAGTTTTACTTATAGTAAAAAGCATCTTCCCCATACACTCTAGTATAATTTTAGTTATATATTAAAAGGTTCGTGATAATACCCTTTTTGAAAATTCTTCCCAATAGGCTTATTACTATACACACAAAGATACGCTCTCCTAGGTAAATTAGATTTATTGTTACCAGAAGCATGAACAACATTTCCTTCTATCATTAAAATATCTCCCTTTTTAGGATACAGGGTTATCCACTCTTCGTCTAAAACTCTGATAGCTCCGTTTTCATCTGTAAAATCATCTAACGCTATCATACAATTTATAGTTAGTAATTCCTTATCTCCAGGTAAAGGTCCCAATTCATTATCGGTATGTGGTTTAAAATCAAATTCTTCTCCTGGCATTTTTACAACTACCTGGTCGTTAAATATATATGGAAAAGGAATGTAATCTGTAATCAAATTGTACATAAAATCAGACGTATAAACGTTAAAGAGCTTTGTATTTTCTTCCGCCGAAGCTAAAGGAAAGCTAGAAGCCATGTCGATTCCTTTCCAATACAAACCTGAACCTACATTTTTTTCTTGCAACGTGGTGTTATCTAATCTGTTTTTTAATTCTAAAGTATATTCTTGTAAAAAGGATATAACTTCCTCTGGAACTATGTTATTTATTATCTTATATTTCATATTACTTTAAGCCAACTAGTGTCCATGTATATTTTATCGGGTTTTCCAACACTTTCATTCACAGCTTGCACTACACCTGGCCATTCTTTTTCATAATAATCATGTCCTGCGATAACTCCACCCTTTCTTAGTTTAGGTAAATATAATTGTATATCTCTTTTAACATTCTCATAATTATGCGAACCGTCGATGTAAATAAAATCAAACGTATCGTCTTCAAAGCTATCAGCTATGTCATGACTTAAACCTTGATGCAATTCAATAGATTTAAAGTTACGTGTATTATGTTGAAATTGGTGTTCAACTTGCTTCCACGTGTATTTCATAATGTCATTAAATTCTTCGTATCCATGAAAAGGTTCTATGCAACAAATCTTTGAAAACAGATGAGACATTGCAAACATCATAGCAGATTCCCCCATATATGAACCTATCTCTATCATCTTTAAAGGTCTTTGAAGATACGAACCTACTTCACAATAATGACCAAATAAGTCGGCTATTAACATATTTAAGCCCAGATATTGAGTGTTGATTTCTCCTGGAATTATCCAGTCAGGATTGACTTTAAACCTATGTCCAACTAACATTAGTCTATTTCGAGTTTAAGGTTAAACTTATTGTAATAAAAATTAAGGGTGAACGTGTTGAACTCCGCTATATTGCTTGACATATTCAACTCTAGCTCTGTGATAGAATTTAAAATTGGCTTTTCAAAAACGGCACTCATTACGTGAATTCCTTCTGCATCCAAGATTTGCAATTTTAAATCATCGGTATATGGTTTACTCTGTGCTTTTGAATAATAATACAACAGAGTGTCTTGCATAATCCAATAATTGATATAACCATCTAACAATTGCATTTCAATTGTAAACTGTCTTTCGATGGTATTTTGAATTGGAATAGAACCCCTATGATATGAAACCGTTCCGTCGTTAGGATTCTGTTCAATCGGGTCAAAACTAATTCCAGGTATACCAACACCTTGAATAGAATAATTGATAAAATCAATAGGCTCAGTAATTAGATTTCCGGGCATTCTATTTAAATATGGAATGTACTTATCTGCTACTTCCTTTGGAATAAAGGTTCTAGGCAGTTTAAAGTTGAATAAATTATTTCTGCTATTAAGTATCATTATACGATTTTTACTTTTCCATAGTACAACAACGACTCTGTAGTACCATTCTTGATGTTAATATAAAATTTATCTTCTAACAAGTTAGTATCTTTTTGGTCAAATCTTGTTGCAACGTCTTTAGTTACTTTAAATAAAATTTCACCTTCAGCCGCGTCTATGTCTGGAAAAGAAGGATCGTGTGAAATTCTTTGCTCTACATTACCGCTTTTAATTATCAGTACAATATCTTCAGCATTTACAAAACTAATAGACTGTATAGATTCTCCACTAGGTTGCGCAACATTAAACTTAACAAAGTTGTCTGAAACCTTAGATAAAACTACCTCTGTTTCACCTTCTTCCTTATATGTAACACCATCTATTACATTAATCTCTGTTCCATCGACTGAAACTTTAGAAGCAGATGCCATGATTTGATAAGTATCTAGGGCAACAGGTACATATTTAGTCTCACCAACGCTAGGTCTAATAGAATTTACAAACTGATTTAATTCTCTGTTAACAGATGTATTAGGTAAAGTGTTATAGATTAAGTTAGGACTTATGTTAGAATTTAAATTAATCTTAGAAAAACTTTTACCGTATTTTTTAGGGGTAGTGTTAACTATACTAGCTTGTTTTACGATCTGTGTATTGTCCGTCTCATTGTAGATTCTCATAGTATGAGTTATTAAAAAGCTACTAGAGATATTAGAGTTTAAAATAACAGGTCTATAAAATACAGGCTCATCATATTGTTCTGTCTGTACAAATGTAGTTGCGTAAGTTTTTATGTAATTGTTTGCTAACTGTTCGCTAACTTCTATGTCATGGAAAACAGAAATGTCATCACCTGAAGTTTCAAGTCTACCTGTAATGTAATTTTCAAAAGCTGATGCAGAACCATTATATGTTCCGTATATTTCAAAATAGTCTCCATTAGATGACTCAACTATATTTGCAGAAATATCTGTGAACTCATCTTCTTGGGAAAGAGTCATCTTAGTTTCTTCGCTATACGTTGCGTATCTTACATCGTTTAAATCTTCTATCTTATCAATTAATTGAAAACATATTTCATAATTAGCAGTTGAGTTAAATGCATTTTGATTTAAACCAAAGAACGTATCGTTAAACGGTTTATTATAGAATGCATCCTGCATGTGAATCAATGCTGGAATTTTAACTTCAATATATTTTGAATATGAGGTATCTCCTAGTGTAAAGGGTCTAGGGTTTTGAATTTCAAAGTTAGACGAGTTAAGATATGCGATAGATGTAAAGTAACACTCATTGCCGCTTAATCTTTTTGTTTTTACTTGAAATACAAAGCCTTCATAACCTCTTCCTGAAAATGAGTAACCGGTTTTAAGGTGTAATCTTACAGTATCGTACCATACGGCGGGAACCGTGGTGTTAGGCACAACTTGAAGTTGTGTAGAGTTTGTGCCTGTCCATTCTGTAGAATCTAAAAATGTTAAATCATTATCTAATAGAGCATACTCTTTATCAACGCCACTAGGTACAGCATACCATCTACCAACTTCAGTTGCCGCAGTTTTAATATCATTTCCTGAAACTACAGAAGGTGTTGCGAACAGAGAGTTTGCTCTGTTTGAAACGTTAATTTCACCACCAATAAATGAAGTACCTGCTAAGTTAGAGTATTCGTAAGAATAGGTTCCATTAGTTGTTGGACTATATGTATAAATAGTACCTGCATTATTTAAACTTCCACCTGGAATTAAAAAGCCAGCTGCATTATCTACGCTTGCATCTGTTAAGTTAAACTTATACGTCTTGCCGTTTTTTAACACAAGTCTTCTAGAAGCGAAGTTATTAATGTATACATAGCCGTTTGCAACTGTAACGTCAAAGTTTACAACATCTGCTCCTAATTCATGAATTAAATATCTGCTGTCAGATGAAGAAGCCGTAGAGTCTAATACCTTTATTTGACTTCCATTCTCGTCATTCT